CACTGTGCGTTTCCTCCCTGACGGGGACACCAGCAACTCATTCTTTTGGGTTGAAAAGGCCATGATCAAACTGCCTTTCCAGGGCATCAAGGGTCAGGCTGGAACTGAAGGCAAAGAATACATTGTACAGGTTCCCTGCATGGAAATGTATGGCGAAAACTGCCCTGTACTGGCTGAAGTTCGTACCTGGTACAAGGACGAAAGCCTGAAAGAAATCGCTAACAAATACTGGAAGAAGCGTACCTATTTGTTCCAGGGTTTTGTTCGTCAGAATCCCCTGACCGAGGACAAGAATCCTGAGAATCCTATTCGTCGTTTCCTGATCAGTCCCCAAATTTTCAGTGTGATCAAGGCCAGCTTGATGGATCCTGAAATTGAAGAATTGCCCACTGACTTTGTTCGTGGTCTGGATTTCAACATCAAAAAGACCAGCAAGGGTGGCTATGCTGATTACAGCACCAGTGGCTGGGGCCGTCGTGAAAGTGCCCTGACTGAAGTTGAACAAGCTGCCATTGATGCACATGGATTGTTCAATCTCAAGGAATTCTTGCCCAAGAAGCCCAGCGATACAGAACTGCGTGTGATCAAAGAAATGTTCGAAGCCAGTGTTGATGGTCGTCCTTACGATCCAGATCGTTGGAGCCAATACTACAAGCCCTGGGGTCTAAATGTGGCTCCTGCTGGCCAAAGTGCTGGCAACACTGCTGATGCTGGTGATGAACCTGCTCCAGTTAGCCGCCCACAGCCTGCCGCCAAGGTAGAGCCAGTGGCCGAAAGTGCCGGCACTCCTCCCTGGGAAGGTGAAGAAGAACCTCGCCCAGCAGCAAAACCTGCTGTATCAAGCGACAAAGCACAAGACATTCTGGCGATGATTCGTAGTCGTCAGCAAAACAAGGTAGCCTAAACGCTCACACAATGGCCCAGTCAATCTGGGCCGTTGTGCTATAGATGGGAGAAACATCATGACATTACCAGATGAAAGATACCGTGCCCTCAAGCAAGGTAAAAAACTATTAGAAGAATTATGCGATCCAGGAAAAACGCCCCGAGTGCCCAGCGCAGTGCGTGAAAGGGCACGTGGTGTACTACGCCATTTTCCACTAGATTATGAACTGGAACGCCTGGCACAAAGTTGCCCTGAACTACTTGACACGGAACCCTTCAGTCCGTATCATACTGGGAAACAAGTAGCAAATAGCAGAGGATAAAGTGAAGAAACCGTTTGACCTAAGTAAATTTCGTAAAGACATTACCAAGAGCATTGAAGGCCTGAGCATTGGCTTCCATGATCCCACTGACTGGATCAGCACTGGTAACTACGCACTGAACTATCTGATCAGTGGTGATTTCAAAAAGGGCGTGCCACTAGGCAAAGTAACCGTGTTCGCTGGCGAAAGCGGCAGCGGCAAGAGTTATATTTGCAGTGGCAACCTGGTCAAGAACGCACAAGAGCAAGGCATCTTTGTGGTCTTGGTTGATAGTGAAAACGCCCTGGATGAAACCTGGTTGCATGCTCTGGGGGTAGATACCAGTGAAGATAAACTGTTGAAACTCAACATGGCCATGATTGATGATGTGGCCAAGACTATCTCAACATTCATGAAGGACTACAAGGCCATGCCAGAAGATGACCGTCCCAAGGTCCTGTTCGTGGTTGACAGTCTGGGCATGCTTATGAGTCCCACTGAAGTGAACCAGTTTGATGCTGGTGACATGAAGGGTGACATGGGCCGTAAAGCCAAGGCACTCAAGGCCTTGGTGACCAATTGCGTAAACATGTTCGGCAGTTGCAATGTGGGACTGGTGGCAACCAATCACACTTACGCCAGTCAGGATCCCTACAATCCTGATCCCAATGTGAGTGGTGGTCAGGGCTTTGTATATGCCAGCAGTATCTTGGTGGCCATGAAGAAACTCAAACTCAAAGAGGACGAGGACGGCAACAAGGTAAGTGAAGTGCGTGGTATTCGTGCTGGTTGCAAGATCATGAAAACACGCTATGCCAAGCCCTTTGAAGATATCGAAGTTCAGATTCCCTACGAGACTGGCATGAACCCTTACAGCGGTTTCTTTGACCTGCTGGAAAAGAAGGGCATGATCAGCAAGGAAGGCAATCGCTATGTGTACATTGACCTAAATGGTGAAGTTCATAAGTATTTCCGCAAGGAGTGGAACCGTAATGAAAACGGTATCATGGACCTAGTTATGAACGAGTTTTCAAAACGTGAACAATCGCTAAATAGTGAAACACTGGAGGAAACGACGGAATGAGCGATAACACTTTGGCTGTGGTCAGTGAAATCTGGGGCATGATGCGTGACAGCCTGCCCACAAACGATGTGCCTGACCTGGCAGAAGGCGTGGTCAGCACCTTGCTGGACTACGGATATGACCTGGAAGATATCAAGCACGAATTCATGGCAGATACAGACATTCTGGATGCTGTGGCATACTTTGATGAAACAGCCACTGAAGAAGAACCTGAGTATGAAGATTACTCAGATGACGAAGATGAAGAATGGTAACCCACAGTTCATGGCATGAATTGGTATACTAAAATAACGCAAAATCTGGCCCACTTGCCAGATTTTGTCACCTATTACGAAGCAGAATTGAACCAGGCCAAACAGGAAACTGGCATCCGGGGCAACATAGAACGCAACCTGGCGGCCCTGCCTGGTATCACAGAGCATCGTTTCAATCAATTGCAAGAGATTGAGGCTGTGCTGAACTTCCTGAACATTCAGTTACGCAAGATTCGTAGCACTGCGTTCCGTAAGTATCTGGAAAACTACAATCGTGCCTTGACCAGCCGTGATGCTGAAAAGTATATTGAAAGCGAGGCCGATGTGGTTGACATGGAAACCCTGATCAACGAGGTAGCACTCCTGCGTAATCGTTGGCTGGGCATCATGAAGGGACTGGAAGCCAAGCAATGGCAACTGGGTCACATTACCCGACTCAGAACTGCTGGCATGGAAGATGCCTCAATCTAATAAATACCGGATTGGGAGAACTATTTTGGAACCAGGCAAGATTAGAAACATACTTGAAGGGCTAGAAGCACTGGCTGAAAGCACTGGACTGGCTGGTCGTAAAGCCGGCGACAGATTCGTTGATCCAGCCACACAAGACGAATTGATTTTTCAGGACTTGAAGTTCTTTCCTGAAGAAGGTGGTCGTTTCACTCCTGAACAACTGGATTCGGCACTGGAGAGTATCACTGGTCAACTGGGGGTTCCAGTTCAATGGGAAAACAATCGCAGCCCACGCACTGGTGGTTTCGCTATTGCTACATTTAGCCAAGGTAAAACACCCATTGTTACCGGTCGTTACTTTGAAAGCATCAAGCCACAGGCCACTGACAACTACTTGCCTAACATTGTGCTGGGTCGTTACAAGTTTGCTGGCAAGAGTGCGGCCAAGGCACAGGCTGGCCTGACTCCACAGGACCTGTTGACCGATCAGACTGGTCTTACCATACCTCGAATCATGACACAACTGGCCGCGAAGTTAGGCACAGACAATCCACTGTATCATGTGGCACACCATATTGCCATGGGTGAGGACCTGCCCATGACTATTCGTGCTCCTGAAGGCGTGAGTTTCAGTGCGTTCCGTGACTACTTTTGCGAAATACTACAGCCCATGGCTCTACAGATGGGTCAATACACTGGCAATGGAGACGAGGCCGCAGAATTGTTCCTGGGTCAGGAAGGCTTCGGTGGAACCTTGATCAACTTTGACGCCAGTAAAAATGCTGGCCTGAGTGACAGCACATTAGAAAGTCCGGATGGACGCATTGTAAAAGTCAGTAGCAAGGGCGGTGCTGGTGCCACAGCCAGTGCCAAGAACCTGTTGAACAGTGTTGAAGAACTGCGTGGTACCGCCGCTGGCAAAAAGTTACTGAACAAATACCAGCCTGAGATAGACATGGTGCAAGAGATTGTCAAGTCTGGACAGGCTGGAGCACCACTGTATCTGGGTGAAAAGTTCAACATCATTACTCCCGAAGAAGCAGAAATCATACAGGGTTTGAAGGGCAGTCGCCCAGCCAACATTCAAGATGAAGCACAGTTGCAAGCCATGGGCTTGACACCCAATCTGATAGAAATGGCCCAGAATCGCGGCACAGAAACTCCTGAAGCCACTAATTTATACTATCACTTGATTGCGGCAGTGGCACACAAGGCAGTGGTTCACGTGAATGACAAAACCAACTTTGCCGAAGCCGCCAGCAGTATCCTAAACAATGGTGCCCTGATACAGGTGTACACCAAGGCCAGTGAGAAAGGCGGTAACTGGACGTTACAAGGATTTGACACCAAGTATCCAGGTGAAAGTGTGAGTGGTGTTCAACTGAGTGCCAGCAAAACTTACTACAGCACTGGCATCAAGGGCAATTTCACATTCAAGATTCTGCGTGGCAATGCCAAAGCCGCACCAGATGATGACACACCCGAAGTGCCGGCACCGCCAGTAGCCAAACCCAAAAGTATGCGTGAACCTGGTATCAGCACCCGACCCACAGGCCGCGGGCTTGGTGCGGGTCGTGGTTTACGATAAACCAAATTTGACAATAAATTCCCGAACTGATATACTCTGGGCATTGTGATAAAGGAGCAAGCAATGTCTGGCTTTGTTGATATTGGTGGTATGACTGATGAGCAAGTCAAGCGTATGGGCCATGTTGATGAACTGGGTCCTGAGGATCGTCAGCCGCGCAAGGCTACCCGCGGCCCGCGTTTCACTTATCGGACCCTCCCCACTGACCTGGTGTTCCAGGCAGCCTGTGCGGCCAACCGCATTCAAAATGGCCGCTATGTGAAAAACAGCCTGGAACAGGATGCTACAGGTGCCTTGGTCACTGTCCGGACCAACCGTGAAATCATGCTAGAGATTCTGGCCAATCCTGACCAGATTCAGGAAGTGGATCGTGACCTGGCCGCCAATGTTCGCCGCCACTATCAGGGTCTCCAGTTCCGTATTCTGGCTGGTAAGGTCCTGAGCGAACTTGAATCCAAGGCCCTGGCCTACGCCAGTGGTGACACCATCAGTGAGCGTGATATTGGCCTGGTTGCTTACTTGCCCAGCGGCTATGCTCAGGCCCAACGCCGTCAAACCATTGAGGAGCGTATTGCGGATGCCCGCGGCGGTTATGTGGGTGCAGTGGGCACCAAGGTCTCCTGCGAACTGGAAGTCCTGCGTTGTAATTACAGCCAGCAGTGGAACACCTACTTTGTGACTGGCATCACCACTAGTGACCAGGCCGTGTTTTTCGCCAATCGCAAGGCCCTGACTGTGGGCACCACTGTGCGTGCCACTGGCAATGTCAAGGCACACCGTGACGGTCAAACCCAGTTGAACTATGTAAAAATTGCTTGATCCAGAATTTGACAAATAATCAGTTTGGTCGTATACTAGAGGCTTAGACAGTCAACAAACGGAGATACAAATGGCTACTCGTTCTACTATTGCCCTGGAATTTGCTGACGGCACTGTGGGTCAAATCTACTGCCACTGGGATGGCTACATTTCCAATAACGGCCAGATTCTATTTGAACACTATCAGGATCCGTTCAAGGTTCAGGAACTGATTGATCTGGGTGACTTGAGTACCCTGGGATACAACATTGGCCAGAAGCATGGGTTCGGTGAGGTCACCCAGGACTGCACATTCTACGGCCGTGACCGTGGAGAGGATGGTGTTGCGGCCCGCTACTTTACAGATTTCCAGGATTACCTGGCACACCATCAGTACGAGGAGTATGAGTACATCCTGCGTAAGGATGGCCGCTGGTATGTAAAGTCCTACAGCACTGAAGGCTTCATTACCCTTGCTGAAGCAATGGTACGGGAGCAAGTGCCCGTAGCCTAAATTTGACAATAAATCATTTTGGGCATATAATAGTCACATAGACAGTTAGATAACGGAGCAAGCGATGACTTTTGAACAAGCAATGGCAGTGGTTAATGACTATAAGACCAACTACGGTTTTCCCGGCTTGCTGGAAACCCTGGAAGATATGCGGGAAAATACCGAGTGGCTGGACAGAACCCAGCGTCAGGCTTTTCGTGTGGTCTTTACTGAAATGGCCCGGTTGTTTGCCCCGGCCTGAAATTTGACAAATAATCAGTTTGGGCATATAATAGAGTCTTAGACAGTCAGATAACGGAGCAAGCGATGACTACCAATTTTCCGATTTTGGCCCGCGCCACCAACCTGCCCATTGAACACCTCGAGTCTCTGAAGCAGTTTTATAAAGTGCTGGCCGCCCTTGAAGGTAAAAAAGTTCGTATCCGGTACCGTGGTCCTCGCCGCAAGTACCCTTCTGGTCGCATTTCCTATGAGGGCAAAAACGACTGCCTGAAAAAGGACGCCAAAGCATTCGCCGTGTATTTTGTATAATTTGACAATAAATCGGTTTGGTACTATAATAGAGTCTTAGACAGTCAACGAACGGAGCAAATTATGAAGATCGTGATCCAGACCCAAATCCGCGAAAACTACGGTTCGGCTGACCAGCCCTACTGGAAGTGCAAGGGTGGTAGCACTTTCGTTGTTCCGGATCTGACTCCAGCCCAGGTTGCCCGTGTCCAGCGTGACGGCATCCCCACCCTGGAAGCCCTGATTGGCTCCATGACCCCCATGTACGAGGAGTACGTGCTGGGCCACACCATCGTGGAGGACACGGCGGTAGTGTGCGAACCCTGGGAAACCCCTTACGAACTCCGCTGGACGGGTGGTCGTTGGGTGGCCAACCGCACCGTGGAGAACGGTGAGTACGGCTATATGAACTCTCGGGTCGAGCGTAAGACCGAAGAGTATGACATGGAGATGGGTGGCGGTGTGGCCAACTATCGTGTGGTCTACACCATGCGTAATGGTGATGTTATCACTGGCGACCAAGTGGCCCAGTATTTCCAGCAGGCCGCCTAAATTTGAAAACCAAGAAAGGAAATTTTATGCATAAACAAGCTGCCATTAATACTGCTATGATTGTTTTGGCATTCGGACTCAGTGGTGCAGGATTTGCTGCCATGATGATGATTGCCCCCTTGTTCACCATGACGGCACTGGGCATTGGTGGTCTGGTGTTTCTGGTCCGAGCCATTTACCAGATTGAGTGTGGCCGAATCAAGTGTGAACAGAGCCAGGAAGAACTCCGTAAGTTCCGCTGAAATTTGACAATAATTCGGGTTTGTCATATAATAGTGTCTTACACAGT